TTTAAATACATTAGCCAAGGAAAAAAGCCTCCGACTGTGATTCTTCTTTTAAATCTTGTTGGTAGTTTGTGTTAAGTAAAAGAATAATTTGATCTAGTAGTGCAATCATTTGATCAAATTGATTGGGGCTATACTCTTCTGTTGCATTTGGTAATCGTGTAATTGTTATTCTAGCCATTATCTTCTACCATCTGGTCTAAGTTGTAACTTAGTAGATCCAAGTCTCCAAGCTGTGTCATTAACTGTATTAGTTTCATATTTAATTTTAACAGCTCTACCTCTACCTCTTACATCAATTTTCTCTGTTGTATTAGAAATTGAACCTGTTGTAGTTACATTAGCTGCAGATTGTGGATATTGTTCAAGTGTTAGAGTGGCTGTCATTGTATTAGCTAAGTTATCAAAGTCAGGAACTAATCTACTAACCGACATAAGCTCATCCCCATCGGCAATTTCTACAGATCCAGTTGTTAAGAAAGCAGAAATAGCTGTGCCGTCTGCTTGATTATTACCACTCTCATGCTCATAAACATACGAAGCACCTGCAGTTAATCCAAGTATAGTAGAATTATTTGCTGTTATGCTTGTATCATATTCTGTTGCAATTGGCTGTTCATATACATAAGCACCAAGCCATGTTGTTCTTCCAAGATTAATAGTATACCAAGTGTTTTCTAAATAATTATAAACAACAGCTCTGTCTATTTGTGAAGCATTAGCTGAGGGGTAGTACCAAATAATTTCATTAAAAGCTGTATTTAATCCGCAAGCAATATCGTTTCTATTTGTGTAACTAAGATCATCAAATACATAATCTTGTACGGAACAAGGCATTTTTTTAACAACACCATCATACATGTAAAAAGAATCATCGGACATCCAATATGCTCTACCATTAACTTCAACAGCAGCATGTTGAGCAATAAGACCACAGTTCGCACCGAGTTGTCTAAGTCCAAAAGTAAAAGGTGTGCCAACAAATTGAATACCGTGAAGTGACGTGTCTGTCCAAACAAGTATTTGACCTGATGATTTAACAGCACCTACTATTCTAGAACCATCTGATATACGTAGTGAGCCAGCTTCATTTGTTGCAACTGGTGTATACTCTGTAGCATCCTCTCGATCAGAAAATCTAAATAGTAAATCGTCTTGAGAAGCAGGTGTACCAATAGTAGTTTCTGTACCAAAAATCATTAGGTGCCTTGTATCAGTAGATACCAAACTAAATCTAGATGCTGTAGGAGCGTTAGATAAAACTGTTGCTCTAGAACCAGTACCACTTGAAGTATCCCAAATAAATGTTCCACCGTTTAAAACTGTTGAAATTAAATCTTCACCGAAATTATCTAAAGACCATTGACGAGCTGATAAAACAGTGCCAGAAGTAGATCTAGGTGTATTCCAAGTGCTTAGATTCCAAGTTTGTGTTCCCCATCCATACCCATACGTAGATGTAGATGGTCCTACTGTTATCTGATAACTTGCAGTAACTGATCCTCCACCACCAGAAGTAGATCCAGTAGCGTTTGTACCTGAGTTTACTGTATAAGTGCTTGCAGAGGGAACTGTTAATATTTCAAATTCATTATTAAAATCAATTCCATCTACAACATTTGTTGCAGAGCCGTTGTCAAAAGTTACAAAATCACCAACAGAGGCACCGTGTGCAGCATCGGTAACTGTTACAGTAGATGATCCACTAGATGTAGTAAAAGGATTTGATAAAGATTCAGTGTCACGTAAGGGTGTAATATCATAAACAGCGCCTTCAGTGTAAACGTATAATTTTCTATCAGTTCCTAAAGCAAGGTATCTTATTCCGTCTAAACCAACCCAGCTATGCGTATCACGGACCACGCCCACAATAGTTTTATTAGGATTTGGTAAATATGACCAGCCTTTCCATCTTTCAGGTTTACCGTAGTGAAATCTAACAAAGTTAGAATCAACATATTTACGTTGATCTCCTGCTGAGTAAGCAGTATCTTGTTTGTCAATGCCTGGTTGGAACTTTAAATCAACTAATTTCATGTCGAAGTATACTAAATTATTTATTGTTTTGTGGCAAGAATTGAGTTCCTACATTACCTTTGAATGAGTAATTACCCATGTGTGTCATACCACTAGCAATATCAGCATATATTTTACCACCTATTTTTTGCCATAAACGACAAAAAGCATAGTCTTCGGATAAATATCTTTTGGTATCAGGCTCTATCATTGTGTCAAAAAAAGCGTAATTCCAATCAGATGTGTCGTGATATCCAAAGGTTTTGTCGTGAGGATCTCCTAAGTGTTGATCAGATTTAAATCTGAGATGAGGATATGCCAATGCCATTTTTTTAAAAACATTTTTTTTAATTAACATAAATCCTGTAGCGCCATCTAATACTTCTATAAATCCTTTTTTTACCATTACTTTCTTTGAGTCTTTAACATTTAAATTGTATTGTAAAGATGCTGCGTGTAATTCATCTTCTTTAATATTTGGATTTTCCTTTACTCTTCTAATTGCTTTTGTCCAATCAATTACCTTTCGTGGATACACTCCCGTTACCACATCTTCATTAAAATCTAACATACGAAATACTGACTCAGGATTAAATGCTAAATCAGCATCAATAAATAAAAGATGAGTATATTGTGCATCATCCATAAATAATTGCACTAATGTGTTACGAGCTCTTGTTACTAAAGACTCATTACCAATAGTTCCAAATTGTATTTCTATTTTTTTACTAGCTGCTAAAGCCGTAAGTTGTAAACAACTTTTAAAATAATCGGCTGTCAACATATTTCCGTAACAAGGTGTACCAATAAAAATCTTAGTCATTTTCTTTGTAAAAAATATTAAGTGTATATCTGTTGGAGCTATCGCCAAAAGATTGCAAATCAGAATGTGGTATTTTCATACCATTAAAAAATAAAGCTCTGTTTTCTACAAAACCTATATGTGAAGATAATTGATTGTTATGCATAAAACCTGTACCATTATTAAGAAGAGATTCACCTTTTACAAATAAAAGAAAATTAGCAACATTACCTTTATCGTCATCAGTATGAAACAAAGGTTCTTTGTTATTTTGTCGTAAATGTGCACTCACGGATATAGGTTCAAGATTTCTATGAGAAAAAAAATATTGTTTAATTAATTTAAGTAACGGATCATTATGAATACTTTTGTCAAAAGTATGTCGCATGCCATATAGCTGGCCCTCTGGGTTTTTTACTTCTTGGTATTTTAATTTTGTTACAGTATCTTGCAGTGATTTTAATGTAGTATCATCTAAAAAATCATCAACATACATGACAAATTTTGTTTTTTTATTATGGAGCATAAATATTAAACGATAAAGAAATTCTTTTATTTTTAGAGTCTACTACTCTATGATATGTCTCTCCGCTAAAAAACAATAAATCTCCTTTTTGTGGAGTAATTAATTTTCTATTGTTTTCAGGAAAACAGGCAAATTCAATGTCCGAAGTGTAATCTGAAACGTACAAAGTTCCTGAAGCAAAAGCAGGAGTGTGTTTGTGAAATTCTTGATAACCAAATTTATATATTATATTAATCCAAGACTCATCAATTAAAAAAGGAATACTTGCTTTTTGATTTTCTTCTAAATGAATTTTTATTTTTTCAGTTATTGCTTCTCTAATATATTTAAATTCAACAACATCATGTAGTACATTATAACATAAATTGTGAGATGTTTTAGAGTTGCAATTCCATTGTCTATCTTTAAATTTATTTTCGTTATTTTTTACATATTGATTAACAATATCTAATAATTTAATATCAATACTTGTTTTAGTTACACTTACTTTTTTAATTATTATTTCTTCCATAACTCACTATTAAATATTCTATTTTCTTTACCCAATCTTTAGGGATGGCTATTGCACCGCCACCTGTAATATCTTCTTTATCTCTACTATAAGATCTCATAACAACCACTCTTTCATCATTGTTTGTAACCATCCACCCTACTTCTTGGCACACGGCTAACGGAGCATTAATGACATCTTTTATATCAAGCCAACCTGTTTCTGTATCACGGGCATCGAGCCACGTCACACGGACCATAGGCACTTTGTCAATGTCAATCATTAATAGGTTCTTTTTTCTTTAAATGTAAATTAAAAGAAACAGATCTTCTCTCTTCGTTAGGAGTTCTAAAGGGATAGACGCCATGAGATAACCAAGAAGGAAATAAGTATACTGCACCTACTTCAGGAGTTGCTTGATATTTATGTCCACTAAAAGTTGCAGCTTGACCAGAGTGCCAAACAATATCACCTACTGTTGGATAGTGATCTTCTTTTGCATATTCATCTGGTAAGCTTGGCGGTACTCGTAAATAAATTACACCTGACAATTCACCTTGGTGTATATGAAAAGGATTGAAGTCGCCAGCCCACTGGCTCACGACCCACATAGATTCTATTACCATCTTACCAACAAACGCTGGTGAAATTGTATCACTAGCAGGAGGTATAGATATGTACTGTTTAACTATTTGACCTAACGCACCTATTAAAGGTTGAAAAGTTTTACTTGCTAAATCTTCTTGGGGATAACGAACTTCTTTTTGAACATTACCCGCTAAATTCATAGAATGATCGTATTTCTTAGATAATTTTTCATCATCTAAAAGCTCTGTTGCTCTATCATCTAACACTTTAATTAATTCTAAAGGTAGTTTACCTTGTAATATGGTTGGACCAAAAGGTCTGACAGCATGAAAATCTACTTTAGTTGACATAGTTTCCTTTCTACTTACAAATATCTATTGTCATATAGCAATTATTTGCCTATAAATATACATTAAAATAGGCTTTTATTCAAGGGCGGCCTCCTTGCGTTTTCAATCACATAAATTGCACTAGGAGATTATGCTTAAAAAATTACGAAAAATGGTGGCGAAAGCGCTACCTGGAGATTCTGAAAAATATTTGGGTAC